GTTTAAAGCAGATTGCGCTGTGCTGGTCTGCCAGATTGAGCCTAATAAACTTAACGTGGTCGGTTACGCCTCACAGGCCACGTTTATGAATAAGGCGCAGGAAATTGATCTGGGTCACGGCAAGGGATGGGCTATGGTGCAGGACGAATTAAACTCGCTTGAGAGACTGTGGTATGCCTCCCGAAAATTAGGATTGAAATTCTAAACAAGGAGAAAATGTTATGATTGGTGACATTGATAAAATGACCAACGCGCAATATCACGCCACTGACGCGATTAGCTCATCTGACGTGAAAATGGTTTATGGCAAATCGCTGGCACACTGGAAGGCCAAGGTCTATAAATCCAGCACCGTGTTTGATGTCGGAACCGCTGTCCATGCAATGTGCCTGGAAAGCGAAAAGAACATTGTCATCCGTGGGCCAGAGACCCGCCGAGGCAAGGCTTGGATAGAAGCCTATGAGGAAGCGCAGGCAAGCGATCAAACGCTGCTCACCACTTCAGATTACGATCTTGCGCGCAACATTGCCGACAGTGTTCTCTTCCATCCAGCAGGACAGCGGATGGCTGGGCCAACAACGGTTAATGAAGCCAGCTTCTTTGCTACGGACCCTGAAACCGGGCTGAAGATCAAATGCCGCCCAGATAGCCTCTGGGATGCGAAGGGTGTCATGTACGATCTGAAGACCTGTCAGGACGCCAGCCCGCGCGGCGTGGCAAAGGATATGGTGACCTATAACTACGCCATCCAAGCCGCTTTCTATATGCACGTCATGAATTGCGCTGGTCGCAAGGCCGATCAATTTGTGTTTGTGAATGTGGAAAAGGCGGCTCCATATGCCGTATCAACAAACATTCTGTCACCAGAATATCTGGCATGGGGTAAGCAGAAGATGCACGAAACCCTGCGCCAGATCGCAGAAGCCAACCAGACTCAAAAGTGGGACACTGGTTGGTCCGAAACAACCAATGTGGTTGTACTACCTCGATGGTTGCAGCTAGATGCAGCCGACTTTTAATTAGCTTGGAGAAAACACATGGCTAAAACAGACTTCAAACCCGTAATGATCCGAAACGTGGAATTTAAGTGGCCTCGGCTAAATGAAACTTACCGATATAACAGTGCAGAAAAAAGATCTGATCCATCCGCACCCACCGCCGCTGGTGCAGCATACTCGATTGCATGGGAGATGACTGCCGATGAAACAAAAAAGTTGCACAACGAACTAAAAGCACATCATGAAAGTTGTGATACCAAGGGTGAATTTAAAACCATATTCGGAATGAAAAAGCTAGAGAGTGGCAATTATGAGTTCCGTGCAAAGAAAAACGGCGTCAACAGTCAAGGTGCATTAAATGAGCGGCCTCGCGTGATTGATGGAGCAAAGCTGCCGCTCGAAGATTTGTCATTTAGAAGCGGGTCAAAAGGAAGCATTCGGGTCACGGCCTACCCAACAGCTAATCCGCAAACCGATCCGCCGCAGCATGGCATCTCTTTACTGATTGACACCGTGCAAGTCACACATGCAATCTACGGCGGCGGCGGTCTTGATGAATTTGAGGAAGTGGCCACAACGATGCAGGGCGGCATTGACGAAGCTTTGGATGAATTTGGTCCGGCCACTGCGCCAGCAACACAGGCAGAGCCGCAGCCAACCCTGGAAGACGACGAAATTCCATTTTAGGCAAAAGAAAACCCCGGCAGTTGGGACGCTGCCGGGGTTCCATTGGGAGAAAACAGACCGTGATTGGTGAAAGGGTCCGAACATGAATAGACTAACAAAAACAAGCGAGGTTAGCAAGAAGCAGCTTTTATTGGCACACGGTGCGCTTGATACAAAGATTGGCGATAAATATTCGGAATATGACGGCATAAACCTTGCCGATATAGCCAAACTCGTCAGCGAGCCGCAGTCCAAAGAAAAAGCCGATGCCTCTTTTATCATACCGTCAGCATATAGAGACCACGATGGTCGAAACCACGCAATCCAGCGCGAGCATGGTGAATACTGGATGCTGGCAATCGACGTGGACGAAGGCGATCCATCGCTAATTGAACTGCGCACAGCCGTTGAGACGGACACTGGAAACGCATCCGCGCTAATATATTCGTCATCAGGAGCCAGCGAAGACAACCGCAAGTGGCGCGTGCTAATTCCCCTGGCCCTGCCGATCAGCGGTGACGAATACGTTGACGCACAGCTCGCTCTGTTTGACCTTATGCTGGCTGAAGGCATAGCGTGTGATGCCGCACTCTCACGCTCTGGCCAACCTATCTACCTGCCCAACGTGCCGCCAGATCGCAGAGATGATTTTGGCGCGCCGAGCTTTTACCACGGTGTGCGTCATCGCGGCGATGGTCTGCTGATCCCAACCGAAAGCCGGATTTGGGAAAACCTAGAGTTTCGCCGCAAGAATGAAGCCATCGCAGCAGAAAAAGCCGCAGCAGAGCGAGCCTTGCGCGCGCAGCAGCGTGCAGAAAATCGCAGCAAATACGATGGCGACGACCCAATTGACGTATTTAACCAACGCCACACGATCGCAGACATCATGCTGAAATATGGCTATGAGCGCAAAGGCCGCTCAGACAGCTACCGCAGCCCAATGCAATCCAGCGGTTCGTTTGCCACAAAGGACTTCGGCACGCACTGGGTAAGCCTCTCCGGCTCTGACAGAGCATCCGGTATCGGTCAGGCAAGCGGTGAGTTCTGCTACGGTGATGCTTTCGACATCTGGGCGCACTTTGAGCATGGCGGAAGGATGTCAGATGCCGTGCGCGAATACGGCAAGGAAATCCGCCCAACGCCAGCTAAACAGCGTGAGGAGATCGTCAAGGCAGCATCGGACCCATATGCCGACTTTGATACCATTCCAAATCCAGAGCCGCAGCCAGAGAAGCCTAAAGCCACAATCATCATACCTAACGCCGAACAGAAGCCGATCTTCTGGCTGAAAGACGCAGAACCCGTTCTGACATCATCGTACCTAATCAAAGGTTGGCTGGGACGCGGCCAGATGTCGGTGGTCTATGGGCCATCAAACGTCGGCAAATCTTTCTTCTGTCTTGACATGGCACTTTGCGTCTCAGCCAGCGTTGAGTGGCAGGGCAGCAAGGTCAAAGGCGGACCAGTGCTATATCTAGCCACCGAGGGTGGCAATGCCTTTCAGTCACGATGTGTTGCGCTGCGCAAACAGTACGGAATAACGCACGCTCCGCTGGCTGTCAGACCATCTCCAGTTGATCTACTGCGCCCAGAGTCCGACCTGGCTGGCCTGATTGAGCTGTGCAAAAGCATCGAGGCCGACATAGGTGAACCACTGTCAATGATTGTGATTGACACGCTGTCCCGAGCAATGGCTGGCGGCGATGAGAACGGGCCAACAGATATGACATCCTTCATCGCCAACGCCGACGCTCTGCGGGATGTAACGGGCGCACACATTATGATCGTGCATCACTCGGGCAAAGATACAGCCAAAGGTGCGCGTGGACACAGCTCGCTTAGAGCCGCCACTGACACCGAGATTGAGCTGGAGGTCGAGGATAAGCTGCGCACAGCCACCGCAACTAAGCAGCGTGATCTGGAGCCACAGGAGCCGTTTGTGTTCGCGCTAAAGGTGCATGAGCTGGGCAAAGATGAGGATGGCGATGCAGTTACAACCTGTACCATCGAACAGGCAGATGCAGACGATGTGGCCGACATGAACCAGAAGCGACCTAGCGGCGCCAACCAGAAAGTCGTGGTCTCAGCCTTCAAACAATTGCGAGGAGAGGGCATCGGTGGCGAGAACCCAACTGGACCGGGCTGGCCTGAAAGTGGGCGCTTCTGGTGCATCGACGAAGAGCGTTTGAGGGAGTTTGCGAGGGGCAAAATGACATCCGCTAATCCATCGGGAGCCTATACAGCGGCCATCAAAGGGTTAATTTCAAGCGGCTATATGGTGCAAAATGAGGCCAAAATATGGATTTCTGCGAAGGAAGGCAGGGTCACATGATGTACGATTTTGCTACGATTTTCATGTTGTTGATTTTAAACAGTATAAACATGCTTTTCGTATTTTTCGTAGGTAATCGTAGGCAAAATCGTATGATTGGACATAACCTACGAAGAATACGATTTGCCTATAGGGCAATCGTATTAGTATGTCGGGAGAAATCTTATGGCTAAAAAGACAGCTAAAGCTAAAGCCGCGATGGCCAATCGGGGAACCTTTGAAAGCAAGCACACAGATCATGCCAAGCCGATCAGCTACAAGGTGGCAGCAGCGGTCGAGCCATTTAGCTTCGCGTCGGCAGCGGCCAGCAAGGTGTGGGGTGATACGTTGGTCAATTGTGTGCCGCCAGCCTACGCTCTGAGATACCGCGAGCTGCGCGGCAATCTGGATGCAGCGATGGTTGCAGACGATCACGCCCTTTGCGTTGAGCTGGCCACCAGCCTGATTAAAGCCCTCAAGATGATGAACGTCAAAGCTCGCCAGGATGGTCATGAGCCGCCACAGGTTGACGGGCATATCTGTGAGTGGGGCGGCAAAATATATTGCTTCCTCGCCAGCGGCGATATGAGCGCCGTCAGACGCGCAAACCCAAATTGGGCTGTGTACCACATATCTGACGTATGTGCCGTCCTGAGTGTTCACACAGATGAGATGATGGCCGCTGTGACAAATGAGTTCCCGAAAGCGAGGATCACAGAGGTCAGGTTGTATGATGATGAAATTAACTTTGAACCAGATGGAGAGTGAAATGAAAGACAACGTGAGAACACAGGTGCTGAAAGAGGCATCTCACTTAATCAACGGCCAAAGGGCTTCTGACTACGGGGATGCAAGTGAGAATTTTGGATGCATTGCTGCAATGTGGGCAGCTTACTTGGGATATCCAGTTAGCGCGGCTGACGTTTGTCACATGATGGCGCTACTCAAGATAGCACGCCTGCGCAATGGTAAGCACAGAGATTCCAGTTGTGACGGCGCTGGCTATATGGCCCTTGGAG